AACCGATACTTAACTGTATATTGTGGGTTATCTAAAGAGCAAATCCAGAATATATTTAATTTAAAGTCTCGTTGGGTATGTATTAGTTCATCTTATCCGCAGTATGTATTATTCGACAATGGGTGCTATGTTTTGAAGTGATTTTTTTTAATAATCTTTTTTCTCGACGTCTTGCGTTTATTTCATCTTTGTTATTATCCCAAAACACTTTCTTTCTTGAGAGATCTTGTTCTCGATGCTCCTTTCTCCATTTTTCTTTATCAATATTAAGTTTTTCTTTATTATCAAGTCTCCATTCTTTAATAGTTCTGTCTGGTATATTTTTGTTGACACAAGGATTATTTCTAATATAATATGCTTCACGAGCCAATAATTCTTCTTTCGTATTGCATGGGAAATTTTCAACTAAAACAATTTTATAATCTGGATAAATAAATATTTCACTTGCTGCATTTTTATTTTCTGAATGCTTAAATGTATATATATGTTTGCTTAATCGTTTACTTAATTGATCACAAGATGAACCATAATAAACTAAACCCGCACTCGCTGATTCAATCATGTAAATTTTACCATTCGCATATCTATTCATTTCTATTCTTTATTATCTAAATGTGTCATAACTTTAAGCCATTTAAAATAATTATTTATAATATATTATAATTCATATAATATATAATGGATAAACTAAAGTATGATTTGGCCTATGCCTTATCCGATCAAGACATTAGACGACTTAACCCAAGAACAAAACTTATTCTATATGAAGATGTTAAAAAATATAAAAACATAGACCAGCTACTGAGCCCATTTGATAGCGTGATAATACTGTATGAATGGCAACGCACCAAAGATACCTCAATTGGGCATTATATAACGGTTAATCGTGTGAATGATGGCATTGTTGAGCACTTTGATAGCTACGCAATAAAGCCCGATAATGAACTGAAACAATTGAAAGACGCATCAACCGCATTTAAGAAGATGACAGGCCAAGACCATAAATATTTATTAGATTTATACATAAAATCCCCACATCAAATATCATATAATCATTACCCACTACAAAGCCTAAGCGACGATATATCCACATGTGGCCGTTTTTGTGTTATTCGTTCTTTATATAGGCGATTACCACTGGAAGAATTCGTAAAGTTTTTTATAAACAAAAGGGGCACGCCCGATGAAATAGCCGTTGAATTAACCCAACCATTGCTAAAATAAAATATATATAATAATATATATAATGAATAGTATGCAATCAATGCACCCCATGGGGGAAGAATATGTATATTACAATGCTAAACTTTATAACAATACAAATGCTCCACTTTTGGCATCATTAAACGATACACGGGCAACATCCATACTCAAGAATTGCTGCCAATATAAATGCTCTATAATCCGCTTTAGTGTCAATGGGTCTTTATTGCCGCTATTAGTCCCAAAAATACTAAATCCAAACGGACCCCCACCATATATCACGAATTACTCTGTCACTCTGTCCTTTGGCGGGTTTTCATTCGTGGCCCCTGTTGTTTTCACTGCACCAACAAACAACCAAATTAAACTCGCATATTACTATTTTAATGCGTTCATTGATGATTTGAATAATGCCTTTCAGGCGGCTTATACTGGATTATCTGGCTTAGTTGCTGTCCCTGCTCCTAATCCTCCCGTTATGGTATGGAACCCACAAAGCCAATTATTTACAATGTTCTTTAATGAGGCGTATATAACAAACAATATAGTTATATCAATGAATTATGATTTGTTTAATCTCTTTCAAAGCTTTCAAACCACTTTTAATGGCTATTTTGCGCCTTTCGGTCGTGATAATGACTTAATAATCACAGCCAATAATACTATCGGGGCGCCTTTTGGGGCTGGCTCTCTATCCCAGAAGGCAGCAGCACTAACAGCCCCATTTGTGGGATTACAACAGGAATTCTCATCGCTTACCAATTGGTCGCCCGTTGCATCATTTTATTTTACATCATTCCAGATACCTATAAGAAATGAGAATTTGCCGATTGTGTCTTCAAGTGGTCAATCGTTTTCGGTAAATAATAACTCGCTACCAGTAATAACAGACTTTGAGCCCATTTTGGGTTCTGATACTGAATTCAATCGTGGACAGACGCAGTATCTCCCGTTTTCGACGTACCGCTATCTAACGCTTGAAAGCGATATAAATTTAAATACTATAGATTTGCAATGTTTTTGGACAGATAAAGAAGGCAAATCATTTCCATTGCTGATAGACTTAGGATATTATATATCGGTAAAACTATTGTTTGAAATGATTAGAAATTAAAAAACATATAGTAAAAATTTTATCTAATATATAGTATATAATAAAAATGTTGAACTCCTCCGAAGATATCAAATTCGTCAAAGTTATAGCGCCAAATGTTAACATAAATGCACTTGGAAACAAACAATATGCAATCCTCGATGGTCCATCGGAGTCCACTTGGCAGTCACAAATAAGCCAGTCATTTAACGCCTCGACAGTCAATATTCAGGCTAATCCGCCTAATGGAATGACCTATATAAACAGATACTCTCCTGTAGAGATGACTTTTGAAATTACCTTTACGGGCACATCTGGCGGCGTTGGTATTCCTCTTCTGCAAGCTCCATATTTACGCCATGCACCAGGGGTCCTCGTAGGAGCTGGTCCTTATGATGCACCACGATCGTACCCATTAATGAATGCCACAAATTCACTGCAATTAAAACTCGGTGATGCAACTGTTTCCCAAAATGTAAACCAATATTTTAGAAACTTTAACCATTATTTTAATTTTAACCAAAATCGTACGGGTTATGAATCAACAACCGCAAGCCAATTGGACCCATCATGGTCTTATGCTAATACCTTCGGAACAGTCCAGAACCCTATGAATGGGCCTTATGACTGCCCAGATGGAACCGAATGCCCACGGGGCGGATATGTTGATGCTCTGGTAACTCGTAATGATGCCACAGGAACTGCCGCTGATGTTGCTATTGTTCGCTTAGTCGTTCGTGAACCTATCCTTATCTCTCCATGGTTGTCCGATGGCAAAGATGCAGCCAATAGCGTGGATTTCATTGGTATTGAAACATTCAATTTAATCTATAGCCTTGGTGGTCGTGGTAATAGCCCAACTGGTGGGCTCCTTGGTGCTCTCTGGTCTCACAATCCAAATAGTCCATCAACAATTACTGGCGGTAGTGTTGCTGTTTTAGGGGCTTCGCTATTGTCTAACTACAAAACACCAGACCCAACACAAATTCTAAACTCCGCAGCGGGCTACTCGTATTCGTACCATGAACCGCAGAATTTTCCCACATCGCTCCAGTCGCCGCTCGCTCCAGGTGCAAGCACTGTAATCCAGATGAATAATATTCAGCTTGGTTCAGTCCCAAATGTGATTTATATTTCAGTTCAGGAGTTAGACCAGTATTTTGATTTTACCAAGACAGATACATTTTTAGTAATTGAAAACGTTAATATCACCTTTGATAACCGATCGTCTCTATTGGCAACAATGACCCCTATTGACCTTTATAATATGTCCGTTAAAAATGGTTCTATCCAATCGTGGCGTCAATTTTCATACGATCAGGGCTCCGTAATTGCTGTTATGTTCGGCACTGACCTCGCTTTAGGTGCGACGCTCTCGCCCGGTACTGCAGGGAATTTCAGCCTGAATATGAAAATAACAGTAAGAAATCAGACTAATGTCGTCCTGCCTGCTATATCATTGAATTGCGTAGTGGTGCAAGAAGGAGTGCTTACAATCAGCCAAAATCGTTGCTATCGTACAATCGGACCTATTGGGCGTTCCGATGTTCTGGCCTCTAAAAATGGCCCAATCGCTCCATATCATCAGCCAACCAACTTTTATGGCGGTAATTTCTTAGACAAACTTAAAAAACTATTCGGCCGCCTTGCTCCTGTTCTTAGAACTGGTCTGAACATAGCCCAACACGTGGCCCCTGCGTTTGCCCCTGAATTCGTGCCAGGGCTACAGGTTGCATCCGATGCATTGAAACTAACGGGCAACGGTCTTGTCGGTGGTCGTCGTCGTCGTCGGGTTCGTGGCGGTGAAATGATGTCTAAGCAGGATTTGTACGAATTAATGTAAAATAAAAAATATATAGCAATAATATATAAATGAATTTGCAACTTTTAAACTCGGGTCAACCAAATGAAAAATTGTGGCTAAATCCTGTTTGTAATGTTCTCACATGTAATCAGTTAATTGCTCCAACACCTCCACCAGTAGCCGTTGAAGTATATAATATGCATAGTATAAATATAGTACCATTAGTAACACCTTTGACAGCTCCTGCCGATATAATCGGTATTCCAAACGCAAATATAAACATAGTAAATAATAGATATGTTGCCCCTGTAAATTGCTTTTTATTGGTTAATTATTCCCTGATAATTTACTATGCTAATACGAGCTTAACTATTGGTTGCACAATGACTGTGACCATTAATGGTGTTGGCACATATTTATTCGATCAATTGACAAAGGCAGCGGGCTCTGCAACTGGTCCTTTAACATTGTCATGTAATGGCGTTCTGCAATTGAATGCTGGTGATATAGTGGGATTTTCGTTGTTGTCGTCTGGCAATTTAGCTAATACATTATATGGTAATGCCTCATTGTCTGGCACCGTATTATAATTAAATATTTTAGATGATATTTTTAGAAATAACATATAATATATTTATGAGCGGATTAGTGCTGGTGGCTCTTCTGGTATATCATGGAATTCTTCTAATGATTTCGCTTGTTTCTCTGTCCATGGCAACCACTGCAAAGAATAAATTAAATAACAATTAAATGTGTTATCTTCTTTATCATACACTGATTGATAAACCCGATATGCAACTTGTTCAAATACACAAAATAGTCCTGGTTTCTCCGGTGGCACAAAATCAACTAATGCAATCCCCGCTCTGTCTAAATATTTTAATAATACATTTATACTCTCTTTTGGTTCTGCTGCTGTG